CGTCCTTAATAGTCCAATTTCTACCACCCTCAAACCAAATATCACCCTCAACATAATCCTCGGACATGGATTTTGTATAACCCACACCTTGAGATGTTCTTGAATTAGATTTACCTTTGATAAGGTTTCTTAATCTCTCGACATCATTTTTCTTGAATTCTTTCTTTAACATATTATAACTTAATTTGATTATCCTTAATATTCTATATTAGAATTTAGGTAAATTTAAGAACTTTGCTCTGGGTCTCCAAATATTTAGTATTTCTTCCTTTTCTTGTTGGGAAATATCTTGAGAGTCTAAATAATTGTTAATGACTAAGCTAAAAGGTTTTCTAATTTTTTTGGCTCTAAGGTACATACCTTGAAGATTTGCATCTACTTCTTTAGGAAGTTTGAAATATTCTGCTTGAGGTAATTCACCGGCTTTAATTTGAGCTCGTCTAACACTATCATCTGGTAGACTTTTGATACTTATGTTTGATTTAGCCTTTATGTTATGAGTTAAGTGTTCTATCTCATGTCTTACTATATCTTTGAGTAACATTGAAATACCACCCCAAAATTGAGGAAGCATACTTGGGTCTATTCTTAGATGAATATTAATGAAATCCCCTTTCTTATCTGTTCCGGCACCTGTAGTATCTATAGTTTCCATCTCATCAATTCCAGGTTCTAGAATTAATCTTGTTAATACATCAAATTTAAGACCTTGTTCATCTACAGAAAAATCATATTCAGAAACTTGTTCCTCATCACTGTCAATGTTTAAATCTATATCTGATTTCCATTTATTAAATACTTGAGATGATATTTTATTTGTTATTCTATCATATCTTCCCTCATTTAAGGGTTCATAAGCAGAACCATAAGGTGATGATTTACCCTTATGTTTTGATTGTGATTTGGGGTCTATGTTTTCGTTTTGAGGAGTGTTATCATGGTTACATTTATGACATATATATAAATCATCACCACCATCTTCTATTTTCCAATCCCAACCACAATTATCACATTTAATTTTATCTTTAATAATTGCTTCAGTTAACGTATCAGTCCAATTTCTAAAACATATATTACCTTTCTCATACGCTTCACGTTCAATCTTTTCTAAATGATCATCTTCGTTTGTGTTTTGAGTAGTAATTTCACCTAATCTATCCTCACAATTCTGCATGTGATGGATCATTTCATGTGAGAATGATCTCATAACATCCTTGGGATGTCTATTCAAAGTATATAAAACTATTCTATGATATTGTGGGTCGTAATAAGCGGTTTTACCAAAAAAGTCATTAGCGTTATCAATATCATCATTTATGAATTTAACATCGGGTAATGGGTTAATGTTAAGACCTAAATCTAACATAAACTCAGTTAATGATTTAATCTGAGAATTGTAATCAAATGTATCATATGATTCTTCCTCAGTCATTAGTTCTTTAGGGGTTGTTGGGTTTACCTCTATTTTTTCTTTCTGGAATGATGATGGAGTTATATAATTTTCAACCTTGAAGAGTTTAATTAGTATAGCTGCTATCATACCACCTGGTACTGTTGATATTATTGTTAGACCTGCTAGTTTTAGAAGGTCCTTCATTTGATTACCTATTTCTTTTTTATCCTCATCGGTTAAAGTAGTTTCTCCACGAGCGGATTTAATTATTTTTGAGAAAGCATCCTTAGTTTCTTTACTTTCCTGTTTTAAGGCTTGTAGGATGAACTTTAATTTAAGTTTTATCTTGGTAGTTAAAAGATCTCTTAATTTATTTTGTTTACCCTCCCCCTCTTGAATAGCAGATTGAGTATAGTTAAAAGCTATTTGTTTTTCCTCATTAGTAAGTTCTTGAGGTAGGAATTGATAGAATTGTTCTTTTGAAGTTCCAGCGGCTTCTCTAGCTTTAGCACCACTAATTTTATCACTAATAACTACATTTTTTACCTCAATATGATCTCCATATTTATCAAATAAGTCTTTCTGTTTAGTAAGATTATTTATATCCTGATCGTTATCGGCTTCGGAGCCTATGATTATATAAGATTTATGGTCTGTGTTTGCTTGGATGTAATTCTTAATATAATTAGTTGGGGTTGATTTTGAGTTTATTACTTCTATTTTATCTAATGGAAGATATTTCTTATACATTTCCCATATTGAATTAGATTCATCTTGAGAAATATTATCTCGTAACCCACTTCCAACAATAATATATAAAGTATCAATTTCTGGGTAAGTTTCTAAGGTTTTTTTAACAGCTAAGAAATGACCTTTTGTTGGTGGTTTAAAACTACCCCCGAAAAACGCAGTAATATTATTTTCTTGTTCTAATAAATTGGCTATTAATGTTTTTGATGATGGTCTGTTACTTTTAGATTCATCTAAATTTGATACATTACCTAATGCTTGTTTATATTCATCTGGACTTATATTATCTGGTAAGAATTTAGTAATATCTTCACCTTTCTTTAATGCTAGTCTTATATTAGTAGCACTCTCATTCCCGATTTCTGCTTCAGGGAATGAATTTATAGTTACATTTGGAAGCTTTAACACTCCTGAAAATCTACTAGCATCCTCTTTACCGAAAATAGCTATGTATGGGATTTGTGAGTCTTCGTCTTTCCCAACATTCTTTTCAAATTCTTTATAAGCTGCTAATACGGGTGAAGGGTAATTAGTAATTGAAAATTCTACGTTGTTTGGGATAAGTCCCTTATTTTGATATAATTTAAATATAGCTAGACTTTGAGTAGCAGTAATTGTTTCTTGATCTGGTGATTCTTTTGTCGAATTTGGACCTATTAATATTTTTACAGTTCCTGTAGGGCCTACAGCTTGTGATGCTGCTACTATTCTAGATAGGTGATCTTTATGTGGTGGTTTGAATTTACCTGGAAATACAGCTACTGATGGTGTATCATTATTTTCCATTAGGAAGGGCTTAATTAAATCTACAGCAAATGAGCCATATTTCTCTTCTAACATTGCTACTCTATCTAAAGATTGCTGTTTAGCAATACCTTTATCTCTCCCAACTTCAGCGTTTCCTACCCTGATGTTTCTAGTAAACATACCTTTAAGTCTGTCTATTGATCTTCTATTTTTAAAACCTTTAACGGTTTGGATTATTGTATCAAATTTATCTTTTTTGATATCAACACCTAATGAGTTTAATAAGATTTGAATATCATTAAATTTAGAAGACTTCCATATTTCTCTACCCCCATTTTTACCTATAGGAACAATCCTTAAAGATAATTCAGAAGTATTTAGATTAAAATCATATTCTTCCCCTTCACCAGGAGTTTCAACGGGTTGAGGTATGTTTAAATCTTTAAATAATTGGTTTACTTGGTTTACATCCAGTTCAGTAAATACAGCTTTAGCTAATCCTAATGCTAATCCTTGTTCTTGTGCTGGTAGGTCTAACATACTATGTGTAAACTTACCTTCATCTTCTGACGCTGCTATTATGTTATCTATTTGGACGAATTGGTCCTCTTTACCTACTATAGGATATAAAGTAGTAACTATAGAGCCATGTATAAAGTATTTTAAATTCTTCTTATGAGGCATGGTAGGGATCTTATCTATCTGTGCTAAATGATTAGCAAAATCCTTTTTGAGTTGTTTCTTTTCCCCTTGAGGGAAGGATAAAACAATATCAATATCACCAAAAACCATTTTTTCGGGTCTACGCCGTACACCTGTTATATTATATGATGTATCAAGATTTAAGGGCTTTAAAACAGTTTCTCTATAATCTCTAATTGTTGCTTTTAAATCCTCTTTATTGATGGTTACCCCACCTGCAGCTCCGCTCATGTTAATTAAATATTATCCGGTACGTAAGAATTAGCTCTCCTTAAAGCTTCTCTAAACATTTTTAATATAGACTCAGTATCTTCGGGTTTTAGATTAGTTTTAATATAATCCATTAAGTTATTATAGTTGTTAATTATTTCTAGAGTTAATGGGGCTTTTGGTTTGTATTCGTTATTGAATACATCCATAGCTCCTTGAGGTGTATCCGCAATCGTTTCACGTGATACTTTACGTATAAACCCTTTACCACTTTTGTAAGTATACCCAGTAGCAGCAAACATAGCTAACATTAATTGCCCTCGATGTAATCCCTTTATTTGAGGATCATCTTCAGGTAAATTAGAATTGAATCTAAATTTTAACCAATCTATATTTCCTATATCTAAATCGAATTGTGCTCGGGTATCTAATTCTTTCCCATCTGGGGAGAATTGTGGGTATGAAAAGTGGAGGGAACCTGCTCCGGATGCTTTATCACTAGCAAATAAATTTCCACCGGCACTATTAATCTTCTTAACAATCAGCATTATTAATGCTTTTACTTGAGATTGTTCCGTTGTAGCTGTTCGTGATCTCTTTTGAGTTTTTTCAAATAAGTCATTAAACTCAACTTCATCAATACCCCACCCTTTAGTATCAGGTTTACCATCAATAAAAAAGTTTTCGATAGGGTATGCTATATCAACATCCCCGGATTCAGGTTTCCTACCAGTTGAACCTAACCAATTCTCTTTATTTAGTAATGTTTTAAATGTGGAAGACTTACTAGGGAATATTCGACTTAAATCTTCAATGAATTTAACTATTGATGGTTGGATATTCTCTAGGGGGATGTTTTGAGTCTCATATTCTGGTGCTTTGAATATGTTTCCTCCTTCTTTTATTAAAACTTCCCCCAATAATTTTATTAATGATATCATCCGTGTATTTTTGGTTATAAATATAACGTGTTACATATCTATTTGTATCTCGGTTGGGAAGTCTTGGTTATTTGGTTTTGGGTTAGGATTTTCTAGGTTATAAAGTGCATGAATATATTCAAACAATTTAAAGTTTTCTTCAATTGATCTTGTTGGTTCATATAATTCCCAACCTTTACCTTGAATCTTCTTACCGGTTTTATCTTCTTTTCTCTTAGATGATTTTAACCATATAATACCAACACGATCTATTTTTTCCTCATATAACTCATTCCAAGCTTGTGTATATGCTGCTAATTGCAACTCATGAGATGTGTGTAATGAATTTGATGTTTTAATATCTAATAACCACCTTTCTCCTTCAATTTCTACAATTATATCACAAGTACCTGCGAATTTAAATTTATCTGAGAATAGGTGGATTTCTGTTTCTAGTAATGTTGGTTTATGAGTCGACCAAAATTCATGAAATTTTAAGATCATTTTCCAAACAAATGTTGAATAGTTTGAATATCCAGCATCATTTAACATAGTGATTTTTTCACCTAATAGATAGCTTTCAATAGCTTCATGGACTTGAGTTCCCTCCTTCCCGGCTTTTCTCATGATTATATCAGCGTTATGACCTACATCTTTCAACCAAGTTTCAAAGAATCTATTCTTAGGCATATACTGTAATATTGTAGTAACTGAAGGATAGTATTCTTCATTTCTTGAATAATATCTATTATCCATAATTGTTACTCTTTTCATCTCTTGATCTACTTCAAGTAGACGTGTTGTTTTCTTTTTAAAAACGTTTACATCTTTTTCTATCATATTAACATAATTTTCTTCTCCATTAAGGAAAATTGATTTAAGGGTATCGATTTTTGTATTAAGTTTGTAAAATCTTCGAACCCCATCTCACTTGGGTCTTTCCCGGGTAACTCTATTAGATGAACTTCTTTCCCCTCATTTAATAAAATCTCACAAAATTTGAGACTTTGTTTTAAAGCATCAGCATCCAAAGCTAGATATATTTTTTTAACTCTAGAGGATACTAATTTCTTCATTAAATTAGATTGTATATTTTTCCCTAATAATGGAATTACATTTCTTTTAATAGCTAAAGCATCAAAAGGACCCTCACATAATATGATAGGCAAATCCCAATTAATAAATAATTCGAATGGAATTATGTTTCTGGATGTGTCTGGGTTTTTATATGTTTGATATACGTCTTTCTTGAATGTTCTTGATGTAAAGTAATTTAATTTCCCTTCTGAGTCATATGATGGGATTACTACTCTATCAGCATATGGACCATACTCGCAATAACCTATGTTATATTTTAAGATATCGTCCTCAGTAATATTTCTTCTCTTTAGGTAAGCTAAAGCATGTCTTGATATAATACCATTATTACCTATAATATTTTTATATTCTTTTGGGAGTTCTAGTATTTTTTCTTCAACTTCTATGTTTTGGACTTCATAACCAGATTTAACTAACTTTTGTAATTGAGCAAATTGGTCAGGTGTTGCTTTAAGTTGTTTTAATAAACTCCTTAATTTTCTACCTTTTTTATCACAAGACCAACAATGCCAGGGATTATTACCTTCTTTATCTTCTGTGAAGTTAATTTCTAATTTTGGTTTATGGTGATTACAGAACGGGCAATTATATGAATGATTACCTTTGGACGTTCTTTTTCCAGCACCTAAAACAGAGTTAACTAAACTTACTAAAAGTTCATTTACCATGTTATTAATATATGAAAGATATATTAGATATCAAAGTCTTTTCTAAAGAACTTTCCGAGGATATTATCATTAAACCACTTATCATCTTCCTCTAATACTCTATAAGTAAATAGAGCTTGAGTTTCGTAGTATGTAAGTAGTTTTTTGGTGTGGGATAAGATTAGAATTTCACGGTGGAAGTTTTCTAAAGGTTCTTTTTGAAGTAATTCTAGTAATGGTTTATTGGAACCATAATAAGATTTCCAATCAGATTCCTTTTGTACTATTTTGTATGTAGGTTTACGACCTTTCATACCTTCATACATTAATAAATCCTTCTTTGTTAGTTTAGTTTTACGGTTAAATATTAAAACTTTTTTACCTAAATATGATTTTCCAGATGGTGTGTGGGTAATTTTATAAACAAACCCATAGGTCCCTTCAGGGAAATCATCGGAATTAGTGATTTCATTCTTTTTATAAATCCAATTCATAATTACATATCTAAATTTATAATAATGTTAGTATCAGTAGTTGTGGATAAGGGTAGTGGTTGTGCTAATTTTGCTACGGCTAATAACTCTTTATCGTTGTTATATAAGCCTATAGTTGTAGTATACGGGGAGAAATACGACCCAGTAGCAAAATCGCTTATAACGCCGCTATTTGAGCTACCTGATATTATTGTTGGGTTTTGGGAGAAGTTATATTCATTTTCTC